GTTTTTAAAGACTTTTGCAATAGCCATGATATTTCCTTCAGTTTATAACTACAGGGTAAAAAAGGAAGGACAGCTCAAGTGGAACCATCCTTCCAAGGGGAGAAGTTACATTATGCAGCGGCAGTCAGGTTGTAGATGANNGCGTACCACCAACAGCATCAATACCGTTATCGGTTGCATTACCATCCGTGTTGAACTCTTTGCTCTGAGTCTTACGATCGCCCAGATAAGCCAGACGGAACGTAGAGAGATCAACAGCAACAGCCATCTTCGACCACGTAGCGTTAGTGTTAAAGAGCGGATGCTCAATAATACGGAACTTACCGCGAGCAGTCTTGAAGGTAGAGAACTGCAGACCGAACTCGTTAGCACCTTCAACAATCTGATACTGACCAGACAGACGACCAATACCAGTCAGAACTTTCAGAGCCGTACCACCAACAAACAGAGTACGCTCGTTAGCAATCTTGGGATCAGTGTTCTGGTTAAACACAGGATCAAGAGCAGCTTCAAGCTGAGTGTAGTTAGTAGTTGCGCCAGCGGTGGTAACGTTAGCAGCACCAGAAGTGAAAGAGCTATAGTAGTTCAGGTTGTTAATTGCAGCAACCAGACCTTCCATAGTGCGGAACGGACGACCATTACGAGTACCACTGGACTTCTGACCAAAGAAGATTGATTTCTCAATATCAGCAGCGTGGAAGCCAGCACAGTCTTGACGCGATTCAGCAATGTTAGTTTCGCCAGCAATAACTTGCACAGCACGAGCCGTATCAGTAATTGCCCACGTATTGCGGAAGATTTGAGTCAGGTTGGTAATACGAACAGGCGTAACGTTCATCGCACCCGGACGCACAGAACCTTCTTCAAACGCAGTACCGACTTGCAGCAACTTAGTGCCATCAGCAATTGCAGCAGCAGCAACAGTACCAACTGCGCGAGTAACAACGATAGTGGTAGCATTGGTGACGCTATCAACAATCATGTTTTCCAGCGTAAGCGAGTTCTGCAGAATCATGCCAGGCATAAGCTTGGAAGAGTCATCAACAACAAGCGTAGTATCACCAGCAAGCTTAGCGCCGTTAATGTCAGCTTCCGGGAACAGCATAGTTTTGCTGAAGAAGCCGTGTTCGGTAGCAACAGCGGTTTCATCACCCAGCATAGAAGTCATACCAAACAGCGGAGCAGCACCGTTCGGCATAATGCGAGTGATCATACCAGCAAAGGACTTCTTAGCCAGATCAGTAGTCAGGTGAGAAGTGTTAAAGTTTACATCAGCGAATACAGCCATGTGTGTCTCCTAAAAGTAAAAAGAAAAGTAATGTAATGCAATTGTATTACTGAGGACCGAGCCAGTTCATCCAGTCAGTTTCACCCGGTTTAGTTGCGGGAGCTTCAGCAGGCTTTGCAGGTGCAACAACAGAAGCAAAGTTGCTGAGGTAGTCTTTAGCCATCTGAGTGAGTTGACTTGATGTAGCTTCCGGAAATTTGTGTGCAAGCTGTGCTTGAATAGCACTAATGATCGGAGCAGCAGCAGGGTTAGAAAGCGCAGGGTTCTCAGTTTTAAGTGAGTCCGCAGCAGCGTGACGTTTAACAAGGGAAGGAAGTTGCTCATCATAACGAGACATTGCCTTAGCAATACCTTGTTCAACAAGCTTGGTAGCAGCCATAGTAGATTGAGCAAAAACAGCTTGAGTGACAGCATTCATCGAATCTTGGAAAGCTTTCACAGCACCTTCTCCACCAGCAGCAATTGCTTGCAAACTTTCAGGATTGATCGCACCAGCGAAGTTAGCAGTGCGGGCTGCTTCAAATACTTTCTTAGGATCAACAGAACCAAACAGCGATTGATTTGCTGAAGTGTCACTGTTGGCATCAGTTTCCCATAACTTTGTAAACTGGTCAAGCGGGGCTGGCGTGGAATCTCCAGTAGGTTGTTGCGTTGCGGCAGGGGCAGTACTTTGTTGCGGCTGTGCAGGAGCTGCAGGTTGCTGAGTTGCATCAGGAGCTGCGGGAGCTACTGCAGGTGCGGGAGTGGTACGGAAGATATCGAGAATGCTCATTTTAAATTACTCCGGGGTAGATTGCTGCGATTGTACAAGTTGTTGAATATACTCATCCTGTGCTTGCAAGAGGTTAGAGAGTGTACGAATAGTTCCCTGCAACTCCGCTTCACGTTGGATGAATAAGTGCGAGTTAGTTGGATCAAAGGTCAGGCGTACCTTTTCTTCTGCTGCATCAGCGATAATGTTTTGAATATACATACGCTGTTCAGTTGTAAATTGAATGCCTGCTAATTCCTCCTCATCAGTTAAGATGTATTTAGTGAAAAGTGAACCTGTTTCTTGTGCCATTACTGTGCTCCCGTTGTAGCTGCACCTTCTTGTTGAGGTGATACTTGGTTAGTTGGTTTATACCCGTACTGCTCAGGTGTAGGTTGGTCAGGTAGTTGCTCTTTAGATGCTCCAACTTTGAGAGCTTCAATGACTGTTTGCTGCCAAGCACCAACTGCTTGTTCGTAAGCTTTTTGTTCTGCACTCTTCTCAAAAGGTCTCAAGTCAACTCCTTGTGTTTTCATCAGATAAGAGAAAGCAGGTCCCATATTATATTCTGAACCTAGCTGAGGTGAAGAACTAAGAGCCTGCAATGCTTGACCGAAAGTATCACCATTGATGAGCTTATCAGTAGGAAGTAAACCATCACTCATCTTAAAGGCAAGGATCGCGCGACGCAGCTTAATTGGGTCAATCTCAACAACTCTACCTTCTTCCCTGTTATAGATGGAAGTACCGCCTTGGTATTGCAGGTTGTTAAGTTTCAGGATCTCTTTAAGCGGAGTAAAGAGTTGAGACTCATATAGCATAGCGGTGATTTGGTCACGGCCATTGGCATTACCCATTACAGTATCAAACTCTTGCCGAGTCTTGTTACCTTTAACAAACTGACCTTGCCTAACTTGGTTCTGTCCAGATACGAGATTAGCCATCTGAATAATGCTTTGCGATTCCTGCATCAAGACACCAGATTGGTCATCTTTGAATGGAATGGAGTAGTAAGCACTGTTAACAGGTTGACCATAAGCACTAGGACGTACAGGAATCTTAGCGTTAGGAGCTTCAGAGTTGATGTGTTTTGCATCTATTTTAGATGGATCATAGATACCACGATCACTGATAGCTCGACGCCTTGCAGCAATCACACTGTTCCACATAGCAGAAGCAATGGCTTGGAACGGTTTAACGTTCTCAGCAAGTGACTTCGTTTGGTGGCCAAGTCCATCTGCGTTAGGCTGAGAAAATAAGATCGGAATCAAGCCGTGTGCATTAGTCTGACGTTCAGCGTATACAACAACACTGTGGTTAACAATGATGAACTTCCACACTTGAGGAGTGCCAGCAGAAGGTACACGGATTTTAAAGTCAGAAGGAATGATGCGGGCATACATCGTGGACACTTCATACATGTCCTTGTATTCGATCTTAACTTCTGACTTAGCAGCATTCACCCAAGCCATCCAATCCATCGTGCCGCCGCCAAGAGTCTTATCATTAGCAAAGGCATTAGGGTTGAGTGAAGGAGTGTAGTACTTGTTACCAGTACCTCCAACACCTGATTCAAAGGCTTCTTTTACATTAGTGTTGTGTGGAAGTGAGTTCAGAAAAGTCTTAAGTGCTACACGAGACATAAGCTCAGTATAACCTGCAAACTCACCTTTCTCAGGTACATCCAAGGGATCAACACGAGTATCCCAGAAGGTGTTATAGAGGTCAAGGTTTTTGATCTTGTTACCTTCCCAGATAACATTCTTTGCTTTGACTCCATTAGCTGCTGCGAGATCGGTCTCGAATTCAGCGGTTACTTTACGGCTCCAGTCTACTTCAAGGGCTGCAAGGTTGTATTTAGCACCATTGCGGAAGTGCATCATAAGTTCAGCAACCCAACCACCACGAACTTGTTGATCTTCAATGATGGAGTTCATCTGCATAGCTTCATCTTGAAATTCAGGAGAAGCAACCACACCGAATAGAGGATGGCCAGTTAGGAATACAGATGATTGGTATACAACTGCACCTTCCACTTGAGGAAGTACGACAGGAACAGTAATGTTCTGGAACTTAGTTGGATCACCATAAGCATTGGAGAGAACTGCTCGCTGTTGCTGAGTGGTGTTATCCATCTCACGCATGTAAGCTTTATCAGCAGATTCAAATTGATAGCGGAGATTCCATAGCTTATCTGAGAGTTGAATAGCTTGGGAGTGGAATTCTACAATACCGCTTTGTGCATCTGGAGTAAGCAGCAGTGGAGTATTAGAGATAGTTGCCATTACTTATTTCCTTTTGTTAGGGGTGATGTTAGCGCCAATCATTTTTAGAATATCTTCAGCAGAAAGTTGACCACTTTGCTTTCTTTGTGCTGCTACAGCTTCAGGCAGAGTCCAATACCTCCTAGGTTGTCCAGCTCGCACCCACTCATTGTGCTCACTGTTTAGTTGCTTACCTGTTGGAGCTACATAGTCAGGATGATTAGGATTCTTCTTACCTTGACTATCAAGCCAACGAGGAGGAGTAGTGTTATTGGTTACTGCTTGCATCATCCTTGCTACTTCCTCAGGATCATCAGTGTTGAATTGAGTATTTACTGGTTTGCCTTTAGAATCCTTCTTAATACCTTGTTCAGCAGGAGCGCCTTTGATAAGTCCAGTAGCTTTACCCATACCTTCGAAGCCACCAATATAAGCTTGTTTCATCTCTTCAAGTGAGGCAGGACTACGAGTATCGATAGCTCCAATAGCCTTAGCTATAGTGTATGCAGGGATTGCTGCACTGTAGAAGAGACTTGAACGAACTGGATCAGTCTCCATAGCTTCACGAACCAGTGCACGGTGTTCATACGGGCCAAGTAATGCTTGTACTTCAGGAGATTGACCTTTTCTCATCTGATAGATTTGATGAAACTCCATACCAGCAAGGTCTTGCTTTTTAAGTTCTTCAGCATTGAGCTGTTTAAGCTTGGGTGCCTTAGGTTCAGGAGATGAGTCCTTCTTAGATGGAGCTGTAGTTGCTTGGGCTGCCTTTCTGATTTCAGCATCAGCTAACTTTGCGCGCTCAACATCCTTCTTAGTTTCCTCGTCTGTAGGCTTCCACCTGAAATCAGCAGAAGCTAGAGGTCTCTGTACCTTGTTAGAGGCAGATTGTGGAAGATTAGAGGAAGCTGCTAAAATCTGTTTAAGTAACTCTTCAGAGGTTACTGTCGCCATTGTGGTATCTCCAAGCTATGGATGGAATTAAAAAGGTGAATGCAACAATTCATCAGTCATT